TCGTGTTGTTATAGGCATAGTTCGAAGTCTGCCCAATCCTATCGGCTACGGCTGATTGCGATGCCGTGGTATAAGCTGGCTGCATCTGGCCGCCGCTCTTACCACCAGTGAAGAAATTCACAACGCCTTCGCCGAGGCCACCAAAAAAACCTTTTACGCTTTCCCAGCCTTCCTTGATTTTATTAATGAACCCGAATAATTTTTGTTGAATTGTGTCAAACAATCCAAAGAACGCATTTTTAATGTATTCGATAGCTTCTGCCGGGCCTTTCTTTATTGCTTCCCAAAGGCCGCTAAAAAAGCCGACAATGCCATTCCAAATATTTTTTATTCCATCGACCAGCCCTGCAAACCATGACTTGAGAATATCCCATGCCGCTTTAGCTACATTAACAATTACGTCCCATAGCCCTGCAAGGAAATTTTTAAATTCATTCCAGTCAGCTTTGGTGTCTTCAATAACGTTTTTTACTATTCCAGTTATTTTATTCCAGCCGGCCTGCCAGATTGCCTTTATAGAATTTACCACAGCAGATACAATTCCACGAAAGCCGTCAAAAATGTTCTGGAACAATTTGCCAAAACTTTTTACGATATTAATAATATACAAAAAATTACCAACAAATATTTTCTTTATGCCTTCCAATATTTTTGTTATTACAAGCTTTACCGAATTAAATATTTTCTGGAATATATTTCCTGATCCGCTCCATATCCCAATAAGACCATCAAAAATCCCTAGTATAGTTTCTATTACAGCACCGAATGTATTTTTTATTATTCCGAAAATGGCCCCAAAAACAGATTTTACAACGCCGACAATACCACCTATTATTCCTTTTATTGCTTCAACAACTGCCTTTATAACCGGTAGAACAAATTCTTTAATTGTCGCAAACGCTGCTTTCACATTTTCTACAAGATCAGTAATAGCCTTGTATATATTCGGGAATTTAGTCTTTACCCAATTAACTACCTTGTCCCAATTTTTTATTAAAAGAATTATTGCGGCTATGAGTGCTATAACGCCGATTATTATAAGGGCTATTGGATTGGCAGCCATCACTGCATTAAAGGCGGCCTGTATTCCAGTCCATATTTTTGTCATAACAGCCGCCGCTTTATAGACAGCTATTACCCCTTTACCTATAGCAATCGCGGCAAATATGCCTTTTATTGCCACTCCTGCCATCAATACAGGCCGCAGTAAACCCGCAATGCCCTGCCCAAGAACGCTAAAAACACTAGCGCTTCCCGAAACCATAGGAATAAGAGGACGGATAAAATTAGCGATGGCGGTAAATACACCTTTAGCAATAGCGCCGAGTTCTTTTATTATTGGAGAAACGAAAGCTTGTATCGGTCTGAATGCTGCAATAATTAATTTTCCGAGTTCTACTGCCAGAACCATTATGCCGATAATAACATCACCGGCTGCCTCTTTTAAGTCAGAAAAGAATTGTTTTACCGGAGCAAGCGCATCCCCCATATCGGAAAGGCGAAAGCCCAAAACCTTGAACATTATTATTACTTGCCATATCCAATGAATTACTTCCTTTAAGACTTTGACAAATCCATTAACAAAGCTTTCCTGGCCAGCCCTGCCTATTTGCAAAATATATTTTAATAATTCTTTCAGATCGTCTGTTATGCCGAAGCCGATAGCTTCTGCGGTCGCTGCTTGAAAACTTTTGTACTGCTTAATAATGCCGCCGAGCGTGTTCATTTGCTTATTGAGCATCCCGTGGTATTTGCCGCCCTCGTTTGTCAAAGCTCTCAACGCCGCCGCTGTTTGTTCGTAGGTAACGCCAGTCTTTTGTATTTCCTCTCGTGATTTTCCGGTCTGCTTTGCTACTTCGCCGACAACATCAAAACCCTTTGTCGCGAACTGTTTTAATTTAACGGAATCGGCTTTACCGGTCGCAAACACCTGGCCCATTGCGTTTGACATAGAATTAAAAGCTTCGGAATCGCCCTGCGCTATATCGCCGAGCCGCGCCAGAACATCCCCGGCTTCTTCAGCTTTCATGCCAAATGTAACCATGTTCTGGAGACCGCCGATGGCACTGGCAGTTTCATAGAAGTCGGAAAGCCTCACTCCTTCAAACATTCCCTCGCCGTAATCGAGGTCGCGTATTGTTTTATTTGCCTTTTCTTGATCGCCGAGCATGGTTCCAAGAGCCACGCGGTAACGCTCGGTTTCAGCGGTTGTGCCAACTACAGAATCACGGATAAAGCCAAATGCTGCCCCGATGCCTTTCGAGACAACGCCCATTACGAGATTTGCTTTCAAAAAAGAGGATGTGAGAGATTGTTGTTTCTGTTTGGTTTGATCTATGCCCTTGTTGTATTGTTCCCGGCCTGTATCATCTACTTTATAGCCCAACAAGGTAATCAACTCACGTAAAATAATGGCGACACCCTCCGCGCCTTAATGCCTTCCAGCATTGCGTTCTATCTCTTTCCGCTCGCGCTCCAACTCCGCCTTGTCATAGGCTTCCCGCGCAGTATCTACAGCGGCATACATGTCCATAATTGCCGTAGCTCTCATCAACTTGTCATAAGTCCAGCTTTCCAAAACTTCTAACGGTATGTTTCTTTCGTACCAGATCCGCCATAGCGGAAATTCATCTTCAAGCTCCTGGCTTAATTTTCCAATGTCTCCGATGTCCCGGATTCGGTCGGCGGTTGCAGTTCTGCCGTTTCGGAGGTGAAGGTTTTCTGGATTCTCTGTCCAATACCTTTCACCACCTTGTCGAAAAAATCAGGATAATTCACCTTTAAAACGAAAAGGATAAGATTATACACCGAGAATAGTTTTCCCAAAAAAACAAGCTGCATAGCGGTCTCAAAATCATTTCCGAATGAGATGCTCCGGTTTTTGCCCTCCTCGTTCCAGTTGGCAATCACGTTTGTTAACAGCCGCTTAATGAGAGCCTCAAAGCTATCTTCGTTTAACTGCTCGAACAGCTTCTCTAAACCCTTAGCAATGGCTTCACCGCCAGGGTTCATATCCACAACGCTTTTAATTTTAGCGCCATCAATCCCGCCAAGGATTTCTCCAAGAGCGGGGCCGAATGTGCGGACAAGATATGCCTTGAGACGCAATCCTTCCACAGCCATGAACGGCGCTACTTGAAAAGTAACGCCGTCAATAATAATCTTCTGTTCTTTGCTTTGCATAGTTCCATCTCCTATGTTTTGTTTGTTTCAATCTGCACAATGCTTATGCAGCGTCAGCTTCCTGCCCGGTATGGATCACCCACTCCGTATCCGTTGTTTCTTTAGCACGGCCTTTAGGTGGTGCTTTGGTTACCCAAACCTCTGGCCAGAATTTAGTTTCACCGTCATTCAAATCAGTAAAAGTAAAGGGGAGCATTCCCAGTCCGGTTTTTTTGTCGGCTTCATATACTGACTTCAAGTACGCGTTTGAAAGGCTTGTTTGCAAGAGCGTGATAGTGATGGTGTGGGTATTGTCGTTGGACAATGCGCGGTTCACTTCGCCGTCAGCGCCAACCTTCTTTATCCATGTCTCGGCATTACCTTCAACGTTAACGAATGTGCCATCCGTATAACCGTTAATGGGGGTGCCGCCAAGAGTAAGAATGACCTTTTTCGGGTCATAGGTCAGAACTAAGGTATTTGCAGCCATTGAAGTCCTCCTTCTTAAAGCGTTACAACGCCATTGATTTTTGTAGCGTGGATTGCTCCAGCCAATACGCCGGTAAACTTAACGTCCGGCAAAAACCGCTTGCCCTTATCGGTAACAGAAACTTCTGCCACCGCAGGGTACTCAATTTCGTAGGATGCCAAGATGCCGTTTTTCTTTGCTTCTTCCAAAGCGACCTTGAGCGGAGATACAACCATCTGCACTCCCTCATCGGTGAACGGAACCTTGTCCACGCCAATAAGCGCCGTAAATACAAGGTTCTGTATTCTTGCTTCGAGCCAATCCACGCCGTGAATTACATCGATGAATTCACCGCTGGCCACTTGGCCGTTTGAG